AAAGAAAAAAATAAAAGTGAATAGCCTTTTATTTCGTTCAGACGGGAGCCAATCCCTCGAATTGTCTGACTTTGCCGCAATGATTCACGGCTAAATGAATCACTGGTGATGGCTTTATATCACAAAATCAAAAAGGGCGCTAGTGTTTCATAGCGCCTTAGAGGTAGAGCAATAAACACACCTCCTTGTGGGAGGCGGTTTACATTAACATAGCCTACCGCTTATATCTGGCTTGACGTGCCGCCATGTCCTCAGCATTACGCGCTGCAATGTACTCTTCTGTACTCATTTGGGAGTAGTCTTTAGCATTCCCCGGCGTGTTTCCTACCACAGAGATAGGCTTGATCGGCGTGGGCGTGTTGCTAATCTTGCGTGGTGCGCGGTTGATTATCTCGGCCAGCCTCATTCCAGCCTGTATGGGGTGCATGTTCGCTATTTCATACGCAACATCGAGGTTTTTTCCAAGTGTATACGCGATTTCAGGTCCATTATCCAAGCCCAGCAGCGCTTGTCGAATGGTCTGATTCTGCGCGAGCATAGGATCAGACGTAATTTGTTCAATCACCCCGTCATAATCGCTGTATCTGGCTCTCGCAGCGGCCTCTGCCGTCTCCAGCTTACGCTGTTGCTCGGCTAAAGCCTGACGCTGCATGGTTTCCTGTTGCTCTTGCTTAACAGCCTCGATAGCCTCCATCTTGGCTGATTCGCGTGTGTACGCCATCATGTCCCGCATATAGCGGGGATCGAACTCTCCGCCCACATAATCATCAGCGTTTGGTGCAACAGGGCCTTGGACCGCCTGTGGTGCGTTATTTTGCGAGAATTGGCGCAATAGATGCTCTTGTTGCTCCAAAACCTTTTCAAGCCTCTCGGCCTGTCTGCGGGCCTCATGCTTGTCTCGCGTTAGCTCGTCGATCCTGCGCTTATACCAAGGGTCTTTTTCGGCCTTAGGCTCAGGAACTTCCTCACCTTCCGGTTGTCCAGCGTCCTCCACTTCCACCGGGTTTTCATCGGTGAGTTCGGCAGGTACATTGTCAACAATTGCTTCTGCTGTGCTTTCGATAATGTCATCGCTCATATATGCCTCTTACTGTTGTTGTTCTGGCTTCTGTGCGCCCGTTAGCGCGGCGGTATCTGGTTTCCGTGTCATTGCCCCGGGTCCACGTGTAGCGCCTTGTGGTGCGCCTTGTGGTGGCTCTGGTGGGGCTTGCATAGCGGATTGCATGGCCTGTTGCTCTAACTGCTCGAATTGAGCGTCTTCCTCCGCGAATGTGGGGGTAGTTTGACCCAGCATCTTAATCAGATTGGCCTGAATTAGCTGCTCCAATCCTGTGGTTTGCGTCATCAGTCCGGCCTCTGCTTGCATTCGCTTAGTCTGACTATCAAACCATTCACGTTCCTTGTCTTGGATGGCCAGTATCCGCTCATCACGCAAATACTGGAGTTCCTGACTCATTTGCTCCATTTGGCTAGCCATCTGATCCATCATGCGCTGAGCCTGAATAACGCTAGGATCAACCTTTTCTCCTTGTGCTGTTGGCTGTAATTCAGGTGGTAACAGCATTTTCAAACGCTTGGAGATTTCCTCTGCTCCAGGCCAGTCCATGTTCTTCATCATCAGGTCCCCGACGGTCTGGAATAGCTGCGGGTTAGACTCTGTGAGGGCTAGCATCATATTAGCCGCTTCATCGCGCTTTGTAGCGTAGCTAGGACCAGCATCACACACCACGTCATACTCGCCTAGACTGAGATTATAGATACTATCTATCTCAGGATTATCAGTGCCCGTTGAGGCCTGCTGTTGATTAGGGTCAATCTGTACCTCACGTGGAGTACCGTCCTCACCCAATATGCGCAGGACTCTAGCTCTGTCATAAACCTTGGGGGTCATGTCAAGAACGATTCTACCGACCTGCCGAATGGAGCGATTCAGGTTATCTTGATAATGGAAGTTGCCGACTTCGGACTGCTTCTGGCGTAGCAACAAAGCGCGTCCCGAGGTTTCGTTAGACTCACCACCTAAGCTGGGCTGATAGATGCCCATTGACTGCATGATGTCATTCTCTGCGAGTTGCAGAGCTTGCATGATGGCTGGGCTAGCCTGCGGGGGCATGGCGCGTTGTGGGGGGCCTACAGGTGTACCAGCAATGCTAACGGGATCATACTCAAGATAGGCGAGAGACTCTTTATTAGCGCGTCCCCAATTGGGATCACTCTCAAACTGTCCAGCAACCCCGACAAAAGGCGCTTTGGGCGCTAGCGCTACATTCTCTGCATTGGCTGAAAGATAGTAGTTGTAGAGCCTCTGAGCGTCCTTAGCATTGCGTACAAGGCCGGAGCGGTAACACTTACCTTGCAGCCACACCTCATGTCCAACAACGGGCACAATGGGAATGTATTTAGTAGGCACCTCGGTCTGTTCCAGCACCTTATCACCAATGCACTTAGCCCACATGCACCGCTTGACGAATGTGGAGCGCGTCTGGCCTGATTCTGGGTCTTGTATCTCTGCTGGCTCATGATCTATCCAGTAATATTCCGCAATGCGTACACTGTCCTTTGTGTACCAGCCCTGCATATCACCATTGCCAGCCGCATCGAAGTTAGTCTCGTCTACGTCTGGATATAAGCGCCTAAACTCATCTTTCGGTATCTCTTCAGCTATGATCGCCCAGCAAGCGTCTGAGCCATCTGGTGACTTGCTATGCGGGTCATAATAGACCTTGAACGGATCAGGAATGCGGTCGATATATATTTCTTGATCGAAGCTAGTATCACTGGACCAATCGTTACGGACTCGGATATAACCAAGGCCAGTGTCAACCTGCCACTCTACGGCTGTGTCATACGCGATGGCTGCATTACTATTATCCTGTATGTGATGAACCAGCCCCATCAAGACTTCTGCTGTTTCTTGGTCAGCGCCGCTAGACGCTGGCCGAATGCGAATGCTTGGGGTATTCTGCCGGATTTCATTGACGACACGATCACGGAACTGCAATAGCCGATTGACTACTAGCATGGGCCGCTCTTTACCGGGGCGATTACGGTCATATTTCGCGTATTCGGCCCACTGGTCCCCTAGTCTGGCAAACCTAATATCATCAAGCATCTCTTGACGATTGACAGACGAAAACTCAGACGCTAAGTTAAATCGCTCTCTGATTTCCTTGAGCAATTTTTGCTCTGCGTCGTTTTGATCCGTGTCGCCAATGCTATCAAGATTGCCTTTAAAATTATCCATACTGAATCCTGTAGGGTTGATATTTAATCTCTGCTGCTCTATCACACCATCCACGTACCCGGGCCAGCGTCCGGATGACGTTTGCGCTGGATATTATCATTGCGCATAGAATCTATGGCGGTGGCTAGATACCTGAATGCGTCAGCACCGTGACTATATTCATCATGTAACGGGCTAGTCGGTTGGTTTGTTGTAGCATTGATCGAGCGTCTATAACGCTTTAGGCACTCCTGTAATCGTGCTGTTTTCTCTTTGTCCATCCATACACGCGGGAATAGTAACCTACTCAAGCGTATACCATGCTCTACATCACCAATCGGAATCACCTCAACAGACCATCCTAGCTGAGTCATAATCTCTGCGGCTGATTTACCTGTACGATAGTCCTTGCTGACAGCATCATGCGGTAAGTATACCTTACCCCAGTTATAGGGGCGCTGTTTTAGTGTGTTGCTGTACCAATCGAGCGTCTGATGCGTTTCCTCGATATAGTCAATGATGCGGGCTTCTGATCCAGACTTTTGCACCATGATAATAGTCATTGCGTCATTCCATCCCAAGTCAAACACGCAATGAGTCTTCAGGACTGGATCATGTGATACGCGAGTAATTCTATGGTCATCAATCAATGCTTGGTACTCGTCAGCATAGATAGCCCCGTCAACGACTGTTTTAGGCTTACCTTCCCATATATTGTCATAGTCCTTGGGGTTATGAGCCTTACAGTGTAAACGCTCTTTGTCGAGGACCTCAGGGAACCAGGGATTATCTGACCAGTTGATCTTGAGCAGCAATGAATCGTCCGGTTTGTTGACGACAAACCGGACGTAAGTATCATCTGTATCAAGGTCTGGATTCATGCTAACCCAGATTTCAGAGTCAGGCTTACGGATAGTGGGGATCAAGATATCCCAAGACTTTTTAGAGACTGTCTGTGCTTCTTCGATCCAGCATCTATCACAGCCTTCAAAGGACTTGATAGATTCAACAGTGTGGGTTGCTAGGCCAGCAAAGGAGAAGGTTGTACCGTTCAATCCTCTTATTTCAGATTCTGTGACTGTGTAGAAGTAACCAAGCTCTAATGCTTGTATCTGATCGACTAAGAGAGTGTGAACGGATTGCTTGATAGACTTCTGTACCTCACGTGCACAAAGGACGCGCATTGTATGCTCTGCACCTTGGATCAACAGAGCGCGTGCGAAAGCCCACGATTTACCTGATCCTCGTCCACCATAAGCTATCTTGTACCTATAAGGGTCGAATACACCCTTTAGCTTGGGGGGAAAATTAACGATTGTTTCTAGGCTAGTCAATGATCACCAGCATTCGTGCTAATAAAACTATGTTTTTATTGCAAGCATCGCAACACGATCCTTTTGTCTTAATGGGCCAAGGATTATTTAATGCTGGAACTGCTTCGCAGAAACAGCATCCCCCACAAATCAATGCCTTAATCCAATGCGTAAATCGGTGTAATCTGTTAGTCGCCAAACTTCACCTTAACAGCGTGTTGAATCGGTCCACCATCTGAGCCAGTGATCTGTTTCTTCTCTACATAAATACCGGAGGCTTTGCCTCTTAATTCTTCCGCTTTAATAGCCGCTGCCACTTGCCCGTTGTCTAAAGCTATCTGAGCAAGCTCTTTTAGTCGCTCCATGTGCGATTCTAGCGTAATCATAGCTTTCTCCGCTATCGGTTTCCTCAATTCACCAACCCTTGTGCGAACATGGGGCCTTGCCATGATCTTAGAAGCCTCTTGATTGACTGTCTCAGGCTTTGTTGTTGGCCTTACTTTAACAGCGATTCGATAGGCATCAGAATAGTTCATTCCTGACGCAACGGCCACAGCAAACGCTTCCTCTTTAGGTGTAAGTGAATTCAATGCCGTATCAAAGCTCTATGTCTACTTTGCTATCTTCACTCATTATAATCCTCTTCTACTTGATCAGCCATCATCCATAGCTGCAACGCTAAATTTCGTGCGGCTTTAACGCTCATCAAATGAGCAGTTACTGATTTATCACTAGTTAATTGCAGCATAACACGCTCTTTTGAATTTGCTTCGCCTGGATTATCAATGTGAAATCCCACGCTACATGAAAGTTCACTCATCATCAGACCTCTCTAACCATTGATCGCAACTATGATCCGCTGAAACCTCAATAGGTTCTTGAAAGTGATCCAGTGCGCAGTTTCCTAAACGATACTCAGTCCTAATAATGTCATAAAACTCGCAATACTCGCAAGTCTTATGGATTATGTTTCTTGATTCCATCTTCCTGTCTCTTCATTAGCGTAATCACAGCTAGAATGTTCCACGCTGCATGATACAAATGATCAAGCCCAGATTCCTCATCAATCCCATCACTGAGCAAGTGTCTCCACATCGCATCATTATATCTTTCTATTGCGTTGTCAACTAACAGCCAATTCCCGCGAGTATATTTCTTTGCGCCGAACGTACCGACCTTCATTACTTCGGTCAGTGCTGGTGCGAAATCTTTAAGCAATGATGCCATCACCTTGTTGTCATCATGCTTATATCCGAACTCTTGTTTATTGCTCATTGCTTTATGTATTATTATCTCCCGTAAGCCCTCATAACCTTTGCGAGTCCCGGCTTACACTCTTTCAGCTCAGGACATATCCCATTTCTGTACACACAAACCGGAACCATGTGATCTGATAAGGCTGGGTCAACCTTCTTCATTGCTTTCTTCAGCTTCATCCACACTGAAACAGTCTCAGGAGCAGAAGCATAACACAATCGCTTCAGGCTCATGTTTATCGCTGCCTGAGCGTTGATAAACATTCCATGATTCACGGGTGTATACCGAGTTTCCTCACCATTGCCTCCGCGATCCTTCCTGTTAGATTCTACAAAGTGGCTCACGCCGACATTATGCCTCACCAAGTGTACACTAACCAATGTATAGATGTTCTGCAACTCGATCCAGAATGTTTGCGTCCTTGCGGGTGAGTGTTCGCATCTGTATATCTTCTCTAGCGTCATCTCGCTAGGCTTCATGCCGGGCTTGCGTGTCATGTCGCAAGCTCTGCGCATGATCCGCTCATCGACCAGCTTTTCTATGTGGATAGTTGTTTTCATTCTGGTTCGGGTCTGGTGTAGAGAGGGATAATTGGATTAGGGCTATCGTGATGCTCTTGATATCTTTTCTTGTCCATACAAACCCAACGGCTGTAAGACCCATCCTGTAGTTCTGTTTCAACTATCCACGCAACAGGTTCCGCTTCCGTCTTGGCGGCTAAGAAATCGCGGATTTCTTGGATTATTGGTGGGATCTCCCAAGTTGCCAATGATGTGCAAAACTCTAGGCATAGTTTGTCGTCTTGAGCAATTAACTCATCAAGTGCCCGTCTCAGAAGATCGCGTTCTCTTGTCATGGGTGTTAAGTCAGCATTAAACTTGTCAGCAAACTTCTTGCACAGAGCTTCAAACTCGGCTTTTGTTAGTAATATGTTACTCATTGCCTTCCTCCAGCATTTGCAACGCGTCTCTAATCTGCGCTCCTATTCGATCCAGTTCAGGAGTCCAGCCATCACTTCCAAAGTCTGACTTAACCAATATCTTCAGCGGATCAACCAGTTGGTGAGGGTCTCTTTGGAGATCGTCTCCAGCAGCAATAATAATCCCCTGCATCGCCTTAGCCGCAAAGTAATCACGCAAGGTCATGCCGCTGTCAAATGTCTGGTTCCATGTGCCACATGGTTCGCGCCCCTGTTCACACGGGAACGCTGGACCTCCATCTTTAATGCTCATTCTTCCACCTCTATTACGTTGTCTTTCTTAATACATAGCCTCTCACTCCGAGAGGTATTACCTATCATCGTGGAATACTTACTTGGCACTCCGCCTTTTGCTATACACTCTTGCGCAAATCTATTCTCATCATCTGCCATGCCGAGGGACAACAGTATCACCAAGAAAACGACCGCCACAATAACGTAGTCTATTAAGCTCATTTTTCCTCCTTCACAAAGATACCATCACTGGTTAAGTATCCCTTTCTGTCCTTGATCACGCCGTAAGCGTGATCAAGACACTCTAGCATGTTAAGGTTCAGGAAGTCAGCCCCTATGATCATCGTTATAAGGATATCCGCGTAGGCATCCTTTGCTTCTTCTCTATCACCCTTGCTTAACGCCTTCAGAAGCTCGGCCACCTCTTCCGTCGTCTTTATAGCCTGAGCTAACGGGTTGCTGTTAGGAATGATCTTTCTCGCCTCTGCCCATCGGAGGACCTTTAATTCTAATGTCTGAAATGATTCGCTCATTGCTCTTATCCTATTATCTATAGTTATCGTCATCAGTTGCTTTCATTACCAACAGCATTGCAAACGCAACCAATACTGCAATAATAGTAAGCGATATAAACAACTGCTCTCCGCTTATTGAGTCTTCCATTCCTTAATCACCCCCATCGTTTGTCTGATCTTCATTAGTGCCATGTCCGGCATTTCGTTATCAATTGACTGTGCAATGTGATGCACTTGATCAATCAAGTAATTACGCTGCTTGAGTGTATCAGCATTATCTTGAATAGATTCATCATTATTCCACCACTGATCGAAATTAGCCATCCTTCCTCCCATAATCATTCTTTGCTGCCTGATATCCCATCATAAAAGCCGCCGTCAGTTCGTCGTCTAGATGTTTCTTGCACGCTTCTTGCGCGGCTTGCCATGCTCCTTCCGAAATGAATCTGTCCCCAGCATCCAGCGCCATAAGACTCGTTTGTTTTTTCCACCATTCTTCAAACGTCATTATTCCTCCACAAAGCCCTTACCTTTTCCCACTCCCGCTTGTCGCAGTCATCGCCAATCGGCTTCCAATTTGGATTCTGTACGTCCCTATCAAACTCCTGCTCTATGTCGCGCTGTATGATTGTTTTTACATTCTCTGGCCAGTCGCGCCAATTAGCCAGTATCCAATCAACGCATTCTCCGACTATGTATGTGCGCCTCCCCACGCAATACCGCACTGCGGAGATAATCATCAGGCCATTCATGCCATAGGTTTTGTTAAAATCCATCACATTCCTCCTCTGTTGCTTTTCTTATTGCAGCGCAGGCTTTTTTTATAGCTCGTGCTTCCTCGGGTCTATACACTTCGTTGTCTTCCAGAAATGGAAGCACAAGACCCAAAGCCTCCAACAAATCCGGCGCGGCGGCTATCAATCTGGCGTTGGCTTTTACTTCATACCCCGCACCATACGCGCAACCTATTGCTGGCTCGATTGGGATTTGGTTTACGAACCAACTATTACCGCCAACTCTCCAAGGTCCGGGCGTAAAACTACTCATTGCTTTCTCTTTCTCCGGGGTTAGCTCCATGATTAGCTTCCCATCGCGGTAAAATTTTACCGTGTCCCCGTATTCGGTGTAAGTAGGAGTCTGCTTCCAGAGTTCTGGATCGTCTTGCTCGGTCATTGCTTTTCTCCTGTAATTAAGTGCCGCCCACGATTACCAGTTGCTGCGGCGCGGTGGGGTTAACGGGTCCACATACCCGATTGTTGTCCACAAGCCGATGTGTTAGGCCGGTTGTGTCGGCACAATGCCGAGGACGGTTTGTTTCGGGCGTCCACTCCTATCTTCATAACCCTTGAAGCGGGGCCAGATACCGTCTGGCACGGGGTTAGTTGGTCCCCGGTAGATTTTTGATCGACTTCCACCCAAGGATGAAAAGTAGATACCGGGGACCATTGTATGGCGGGTGACAGTACGGCTCGTTTTGTTAAACCCTATGGATTTAAGACCGCCCATCACCCATAAACTCTGGTTGTCGTTTTACCCCTGCAACCACAGGATTTACTGCGCCGACTGCATAGGTTATGCAGCAGGACGGAGCGTATTGTACCACAATCGCATCGGACTACAACAGCCCTTGCTTGAACCGGCCTCCCTTTCTTGATGTAGTCCACAGGCTCAGACTCTCCGATCACGGTCCAGCTTCCAAACATCGTACCAGCTACCTCTAGTCGTTTAGGCATTCACTTCCTCGCTCATGACGCGCATTATCGGTCATTTGGTTTCCCTCGCACGTTGACAACCAGCATAGTGCAAGCACTGTCTGGAATCCATAAGTGGGTTTGCCTGTCGTTAAATAACACCACCTCTCTTGCCTCCACATAAAGGTCTTTCAATTTCCCCTTCTCATGAACGCACAGATACCCACCCCCTCTATGCAAGTAGATCATGCACAATCCTCCGTAATCAGAATGTGGTGGAACGCCCCACTTCAAATATATCCAACATGCAGATGATAAGAACCTTGAGCCTGGGTTATATGTGTATCCAAACTCTTTCGCTAGTCTTTCTCCGCTCGCAACGTCACCTATCGTGTGTTCGAATGGATTAAGCGCCTTCCGGTTCATGGCCGGTGCTTTACACTTCCATTTGCCCAAGATTGCGAGTGTCATTGCTTTCTCCTATTTATAGTCGTTTAGGCATTGGACTGACTCAGTATCCACGCCTTGTCTTCTGGCGTGTGTTTAGCAGGCTCAGATTCCCCGATCACGGTCCAATGTGTATACACCTTACCCTCCACTTCTAGCCGCTTACCCACGCAACCTCCGCTCCCTATCCTTGGGGTGATGGGACGGTAGGGGACACCACCACACCCACTGGCTGTCTGGATACCAGACTCCGATAGTAGCAGCACCTAGGTCGGTCTTCCATAGGCACTTAGCGTTCTTGGGGTAGGGACCGTCCTCTACGTGTCGCCAGTAGGGTTTATACTCTGATACATGCGTCATTTCATCTTGCATACAGTCACTATTACTCCACCGTCTTGTATTGGATCACCGTATTCGGCCACAATCAACCTGATCTGCTTGTCATTTTCAATGTACACACCTTGGATAGAATCGCCTATCACTTTGAGACAGTTGTCCAGGTCCATGCACACCTTGCTAGCCAGTCCCTTAGCGGTCAGCTTAGGGAGTAGCTGTATTGTAAGACTAACTTCACCCGTGTACAAGTCCTGATCTGGGCCAGCCTCCTTGACGATCTTCTTGAACGCGGTTGCTTCCTTGCTGGGTACGGTCCTGCCCCTGAAGGTCCTCCAGTAACGGTTTGTGGATGGTGGATAGGGGAGGTGTAGTTGGACTAGCTGCATAGGGGTTGACAAGCTGTTGAAGGTGTGTGTTAGAATAGCACACGGTTGGGACTGACCCCCAGCCAACATAGGCATACGGCGTAACGCTCGCACGCAGTCGGGAAACCTCTCTCCCGATCAAGAGGATCAGGATAGCTCTTTAATCGGCCTTAGCGCCATCATCCTGTACCCTTCGGTAATCAATCCGTAAACTCGCTCCTACGGGACGCGCGGGGTCGGTCGGTCCTCGATAACGGTTTAGGCAGCATTCTAAATGTTTCAGTAGCAGTGACCAACGCTCCACAGCGTCCTAGCCTGTTGCTCTTTTCTCAAAAGCCGCAAGGGGGGGACGCTTTTACACCTCTATGTGCAAGAGAAAGAGCAAGCTCTAAACAAGGCTTAGTCCAGCAATTAGTGCAAGCGCTAACAAGGCTAAGTGTCCGGACCGGGAACCACTTCCCGGGACGGACGGACACACTTAGACCAATTAGTCTTATTGATACAGGCTCCCGTCAAGCCCTATGCCTTCGGCGGGCTTGCCGGATCATATATATACGTGATACGCTTCTTCCGCGAGACAACCAGTCGACATGGTGCTGATCTAGTCAGTCAGCAGTCTCGCTCCCACAACGACTACTCTTTGACAGGAGATGATTATGCTTACAGGATTAGTAGCTAGAGCGCTCTTTACTTATAAAGAAGGAGAGCTATATTGGAACGTACAAACCTGCGCAAGCAGACCAGCAGGCTCATTAGCTGGTTACAGTAAGAAGGACAAGAACTGCAGGATAATTACTGTTAACAGTATATCCTATAAGTCACAAGATTTGATATATCTATATCACAATAACAGGCTACCGCTTGGTACACTGACATATATTGACGGTGATCCAATGAATAATAGGATTGAGAATTTACGAGATATATCTGTTTATGAGTATTATCTCAATCATGAGCATCCGATATATAATCCAAGGATAGAATATATAGATAAGCTGAATACCTTTGAGGTTGTAATCAGCCTATTCGGTAATGACGCTGTGATTGGAAGGTTCCCTTCTCATGAAGAGGCGCTGTCCGTGTTTATGGGTATAAAAGACAGACTAAGCCCACCTGTAACTGTCTAACTCTGTGCATTAGCGAGAGAGTGGGGTACCCGCTGATGGGCGGGACCCCCCCCACTCTCTCGTAACATTAGCTATGTTACCTAAGCAATCACACAAGTATTACTAGGCCGACCCCAGCGGTTAAAACCCATATGCATTACGTGGAGGTCAAAGAATAGAGCATCACCTTTGCTGCCTAGCGCTCTCTGTTTCATTATCTCAGCCTTGCGAACACCCTCATCGTCAGTAACCTCAATCTCAGTGTCTACGAATGCACGTATACCTGACCATCCTCTAGCACCAGACGCTTGCATTTTCCCAGAGTGGTGAATCATCATCACTGAGCTCACAGTGCTGTTCATAAGATAATCAATGCGGTTCATAACCGGCCCCATGTCTTGACCCGCATTCTCGTTCGCACCGGAACTGATCCGAGCGAGTGTATCTCCGATGATTAGCGCTGCTTTGCAGCCTCTCATGTCCTCCGCCTTCTTGATAGCTGCTATCACTCGTTCCACGTCGCGGTCATCAGTGAAAAAGTTGACCGGCTTCTGAATGAGCAGCAGATTATCCAGAATGCAGTTGTGATACTTCATGTACGCTTGCAAGCGCGTTCTGACGGTCTCAGGGCTTTCAGTCGCCATATATACAACCATGCCTTGCTGCGTGCGTTTCCCCAAAAAATCTGTACCGCGACTAACAGCAGCCGCCATGTTCAGGGCAAAGAAGGTCTTACCTGAGTTTGAGTTCCCATATAAGATGCTTGTGTTTCTAGCAATCAGCACGTCCTCAACCAGTTCATCAGGTGGGCTAAAGTCTGTTGAAATCTCATTCGCAAAGACAGCACCAATAGAATCAAACAGGTCCTCGTCCTCTCTCACAGGTGCAGGTGCAAATGGATCGAAGGTCACATATTTCTGCGCAGCGCTACGCACTAACGCAGGAATCTGTTTATAGCGATCTTTCCAGCGCTGGTCATGCTCTGCATCGCTGGCTTGCATTAAGGCCTTGAGATGATTCACAACAGCACCGTTGTGCGCTCCTGAGGCGCATAGAGACGCGGCAAGGTCTCTTAGACTATCATGATATGTGTCGCCCTTAAGAATGCGCTTAACGAGCTCTGCGTGGCGCTCATGTGGCTGTCTATCTACAATCTCCCCTGTTGCGGTATCTACATGGCTACTAGACCTAATGTAGTGAGCAAGGCTCTCGAAGTGCTGGAGCGGACACACTGGAGCTGTGCGCACTATATTGTCAGTGATGGTCAAATAACGCTGGCTACTGTATAGCTCTATGGACAGTCCGTCATAGCTTCCCTTGACTCCTTGAAGCAATGGGGTAGCGTATCCAAAGGCTCTGAGGCCTTTCCCTGATGGGCTGATGCTGACATAGCTCGCACCCAGATGGTCTAGCAATTGCATGGCAGCAGGGTCGATCACGTCATCAGTGATGCAATGGTCAATGTCTATCCCGCACAACCCATCCCCATTCAGTACAAAGCCTATCCCTAGCGCCTGATCACACTCCTCATAAGCGGTAGTTGCTTGGTCAAAGCTGGCCCATGTGTCGGGATTGGTTGAGCTAGCACGGCTGTTTATGTACTTAGCGTCGTAAGGGATTTTACCCTCTCGCCACACTACCCATCTATCTAAGTCCTTGAGTTCATTAGGAATGTTATCGTAGTTCATGCTCTATCCTCTGAAGAAAAAACGGGTGCAAGTCTACTACACTTTGTAGCTGACCAAGCAAGAGAAATTATTTTCATCTTTTTTGCTTCAGGGGGGTTGACGTGCTTGCTGAGGTGCGTACAATACCCATCAAGCCAGATGACTGGCTGACAGAGGGAAAGCACATGATTGACGACTTTGACCAACCTAACATAGCATCAGGCACATGCCCGGACTGTGGACAGCTAGCTGATATATGGATTGCGACCAGTCAACAGTACGAATGTCGTCTATGTGACTGGAAAGGTAGAAACCCAAATAGAGAGATAAACAATGATACAAATAAATAACACTAGAGATATACAGCACACAGGAGTCAAGATCCTCGTATATGCCCAAGCAGGGGCCGGAAAAACTACGCTCGTCAGTACAACCCCTGCACCTATCGTATTAAGCGCGGAGGCTGGGTTGCTTTCACTGAGGGATTACGATATTCCGTACATTGAAATCCGCAATATTGATGATCTGGCTGAAGCCTACCATTGGGCGGCTGAATCTGAAGAAGCTAGTCAGTACCAGACTGTTTGCCTTGACAGCATCAGCGAGATTGCAGAAGTGGTGCTGGCCTCAGAGAAGAAAAAGAACAAGGACCCACGCGCAGCATACGGGGTTATGCAAGACACAATACAGGACTACGTGCGCAAGTTCAGAGACTTGTCCGGTATGCACGTATACTTTAGCGCAAAGCTAGAAAAGGTACAGGATGAAATGGGACGCATCCTATATGGGCCGTCTATGCCGGGGAATAAAACCGGCCAGCTACTCCCGTACTATGTGGATGAAGTGCTAGCGCTACGTGTAGAGCATAACGACACCAATCAGACTGTGCGCATGTTACAATGCGAAGGTGACGGCACATGGCTGGCGAAAGATAGGTCTGGTAAGCTAGACAAGTGGATGGAGCCTGACCTATCCGGTATTATGCAGAGGATCATAGCATGAATGTTAATGCTGAAGATGTCATCTTTATTACAGATAAAGAATCAAAAACACTGCCTGAATTTGTGGCGTATGTCGTGGCATACATAAAGTCAATAAATGATTCTGTAGATGATATAGAAAACAGACTAGAAGACCTTGAAAGAAAGATTAACAAACCACACTAAGGAGCAATAAACATGGCAAATTTAGGTTTTTCAGTTAGCCCAGAAGACGCAGTTGAGCATACATACGACGATAGTCATGTACCTGCTGGTTGGTATGATGCAATGATTAAGAAGGCTGAAATCCTACCCACCAAGAATGGTGGTCACAGGATCAACATACGCTATGATATTACTGGGCCGACGCATACTGGTCGCGTGGTTTTCGGTAGCGTAAATATTGCTCACCCGACCAGCCCAAAGGTAGCGGAGATCGGGAGAGAGCAGCTTGCGCTGATTGCGGCAGCACTCGGTAAGCGCATTTCCGACACTGACGAATTGATCGGCGGTACCTTGCGTATCAAAATCAAGATTACTAAGTCTGAGCAGTATGGCGAGTCAAACGACGTAGCATCATGGGGCAGACCATCCTCAGCGCTCCCACAATCTCCCCTAGGCTCTGCTGCGCCTAAATCTGGTAACACTCCTCCGTGGGCTAAATAGTTCTACACTTCCTCTGTAGAGACCTTTAGGGGGCTTATGGCCCCCTTTTTTTTATGGACATGCAAATGCACATAATACCTATTACGTTAAAAACAGCGAAATCGTTTATTGCTACACACCACCGACATAATCATCCACCAACAGGCTGGAAGTTTGGAATTGGAGTACAGGCTGATTCTGCTTTGGTGGGAGTGGCTACGGCGGGAAGACCGATAGCCAGACACTTTGATAATGGCCTAACATTGGAGATCAACAGAACATGTACAGACGGCACAAAGAACGCTAACAGTATGCTTTACGGCGCTGTTTGGCGCGCAGCCAAAGCAATGGGTTACAAGAGGTGCATTACTTACACGCAAGCCGATGAATGCGGAGCATCATTACGAGCAGCTGGATGGGTGCGAGTAAAGGAGTTAGCCCCTCGAAAAAGCTGGGCAGACAGTTCTGTTAAGTTAAGATCAAAAAAACATAAGATTGGAAATGGAAATGTTGCAAGAGTGTTATGGGAAATTACCTGTTAAAACAATGATGTACATACAAGAGCAAATAGATAAGAAGCTAGAACAGCAGGTAGAGCAGCCTAGACCACACATGGGCTGCTCTATACTCGGCCATCCCTGTGACCGTTACTTGTGGCTGGCCTTTCATTGGGCGGTCACTCAGAAATTCCCCGGTAGGCTTCTAAGGCTGTTTAAGCGTGGCCAGGACGAGGAAGCATCCGCTATCCGGTACCTAGGACTGATCGGCGCAAAAGTGACACAGCAGCAACAGGTTGTTGACTTTGGTCAGCATGTATCCGGTAGTGTAGATGGGGTCATTGCAGGCTTACCGGGACATGAGCTGGCGAAGGTGCTGTTGGAGATCAAGACGCACAATAAGAAATCGTTTAATGAGCTAGAGAAAAAGGGTGTACAGCTTGCTAAGCCCGTTCATTACACACAGATGCAGGTGTACATGCATGGCCTAAAGCTGGATCGTGCGCTGTACTACGCTGTTTGCAAAGATGACGACCGGCTACACACAGAGATAGTGATGTATAACCTGGAGGCGGCTGTCTTCGCTATCGAGCGTGGCCAGCGTATCGCTATGACCAGTAGAATGCCTGAACCGATAGCGGCGACAGGTGACTACTATGTGTGCAAAATGTGCCCCATGAGTGAGTTCTGCCACCAGACGCAATGCACTAAGAACGTGAATTGCAGGACATGCGCTTATGCTGATCCAACAATAAACAGCACATGGCGCTGCATGGTTCATGGTGCTGATATCCCGTATAACTGGCAACGATCAGGCTGTGATAATCATGTCCTTCATAGCGACCTTGTACCGTGGCCGATGACGATCAATGATGATGGCCCACCACAGTACAGGATTGACGGTAAGCTAGTCGCTAACGGTGCGTCAGGGCCGGGAGTGTACAGCTCTAGGGAGATACTGGCTGATCCTGCCTTGTGTGCGTCTGCTGATCCTACTGTAGAGGAGCTGCGCTCACGATTCAATGCAACAATCGTTGAGGCTAGTTAAAAATATTTGTTGACTTTACGATTTACGGATTTAGAATGCTCCTTAACAGGGCAATCAAGCCCTGTTAAGGAGATAAGGCAATGAACACTGTATACGCATTTTTAACTGTATTTGTAATAGCTATGTTGTGGGCATACGCTGTAGTGGGGATGATCTAATGAGTATGGAAACCGTAACCTGTGAACTCAGTGGTTTGCAGCTTGAGTGTACGCTTGAGGTTGAGCCGTATACACCCGCCTACACGGGTGGACCACCAGAGAACTGTTATCCAGCAGAGGGTGGTATCGGTGACATAGAACAAGTGACATACACCACAGACGGGTTGGTCAAAGTAGATGGTCAATGGATTAAGTTTGATGACGTAATGGTTGATATTACCGACCTGCTATCCCATGTGCAAATGCAGTCACTGACGGAGCAATGTTATGACTATTTTAGCAAAGATCAAACAGAGTATTGAGCATAGGAGCTTAGTGCGGGAGTATGACCGCATTAGACAAGAGATTGACGACCTACACGCACAGATAGACACGCTGTCTATTCGGTTGGGTACAAGCGTTCGTCGTAAGTGTGAGATAGAAATAGAATTGAGCAGGAAGCAATAATATGAGCTTTTTAGAGATTGTTTATCAACAGGTGCGATCCATGCACCTTCCAGCCAGTAGCAATGACGTATGCATCGCTATGAAAAACCATGAGTCGATGGGCATACTGTCACCAGTAGCCAAACGTGAAAAGGTCAGGAAAGCGTTAGCTGATTTACGAACTAAACGAAAAGTGTTGATTTCATGGAATGACGAAGACGGTATATTGTGGTGGAACCTTGCTAATCAAGAGGATGCTATAAAAACACAATCGGTTGATTATGGATTGCCGGAAAAACTTCCAGAGCTACCGATAGAGCATCCTAAGACGGTTATTGTAATGCGTCAGCTATTGAGAGAGATCAGCAGAGCGCTATTGAAAGCAGCTGATGATCTATGAACCAGGGTTCTGTAATAGAAGATTATGGGCCGTATAAGCGGCTCATAGCGGCGGTTATATTGCAGGCCATGCATGACGCTAGGCAGACCCCTATGGACTACAATAGCCCGGGACAAGAGGCTGAGATATGCAATAACGCTGAAGACGCGATAGACTTTTTATGCTCTGACAGGCTGAACATCTATTGCGAGATGCTGGAGATTGAACCGGAAGCGCTAAGGGAGAATCTAATCAAAGAGCAGCATAAACGCTGCGACGATTGCCGCATGTCGTCATTTGATCGCAGCAGGGAGAACAGATACCGCTACAACTTCAGGATGAACTATGAACTATATAGAACAACAGCTAGCGATTAGTTTTATAAAGGCGGGGCTAACACCCCGGCGCTTAGAGCAGACAGAGAAACGAAACGTCAACCGGATGGCTGAGATGGCTGGCTTTACAGGCGATCAGCTAAGAACAATCTTTGAGCGCTGGGATATTGAAGGCGCTAAGAAAAAAGCTCGTGACTTAAAAAAGGACGCAGTATGAAAGTTTTATTTTTGCTGTTAATGTGTAGTACCGCAAATGCCAGCATTAGCTGTTACACGTACGGTACTATCACTAGCTGTGGTGATAAGGTGTCAATATACAAATTCGACAACATGACTCAAGTCGTTACGCCAAAGGGATCAGCCACTGTATACCAATACGATACAGGCAGTACCATTATTGTACCAGAAAGCTCTGCTCCCACGTCCTACCGGGAGCAGTCGTCTGACATTCCCTTGACGACACCCTTGCAAGACTTATCTGGATCAGATTGATATCTTTGCGCACCTCATTCATTTCTTTTGCTCTCAGATCGAGGCTTTTTTCCAAAGCCTCGATCTGATAAACCTGCTCACGTTGCGTTACGTACATAGTAATCGCAATACCAACGGCCACCATGATGGCTTTGACTAACTCGCTCATCCCTTAAATATCACACCAATGAGGCCAGCAACCGCTGTGCCTGTTACTACAATCTGCTCCATAAGAGCAGGTTTGATAGCAATGCCCATAGACGTAACCAGCATCGTGATACCACGCCACGTAGACGGCTGTTTAAGCTGATTGATTACCCAATGCATAATGTACTCCTACGGATAGTGTTTACGATTCAACTCTATATGTGGACCATCCCGAAAGCTCTTCCAATCCCCGCCCCAAACAATCGGTACACCTAGCTCAGATGCTGCTTTCTTAAAAGCATCGGCTATCCTTGTATACAACGGAAAATCCCAGCTAACAACACCGTTAGATAAGGCTACAAAGTCAATCGCGTGTCCAGTGATATGACGGGAACGCATAGTTCTGCTAGCACCTTTCTTCACTAGATACGCTTGACGCTCTCTAGTGCGTAATCCTTCGGTGATCCTGAAGTCAATGGGAGTCAATTCAATGGCTTTTTTGACCACCTTGACTAGATCAGGATGTACACCCGTAAGGCGCTGCAATGATTTCTCGCTCAATGTGTATGTCATGTTAGTACCCCAGAGCCAGATAAGTCAGTTTGAGGTTGTATGTGCCAGCAGGGACTGCAGCCCTACAAATAATATCATAATTAAACCCGTTTACTGTGACATTGTGGACGGATAACATCGGGCTATATTGACCAATACTCACACTAAAATCACCCAGCGTAGCCAGCACTTGAAAACACGCTGTTGGAAACGCGCTAGAAAATGCGTCAGTATAACTTAGGAATACAGTAGAGCCCGTCGAGACGAAGGTAATATCTTTAACCTCACGGTAGAAACGAAATCCATTGGCAGAAGTAATAAATCCAGCACTAGGTGAGACAGATGTTCCAAACGTGTTATTAGCGTTAGTCCATGCTGGGTTAGAGTTAATTGTAAGCGCGCCGGACACAGTAAGATCACCGTCAATGACAGCATCATCACCTACTGTAAGGTCGTCAGTAATAACCACATCTTCAAAACGATCAGGAGAGGATGCGGGGGTGACGAAAGAATACTCGACTAGCGATATACCCGAATCAATTAAGCCGGTTACGGTCACTGTAGTGACGTTCAAGGCAAACGATGAACTAATAACGCTGTGGACAGATACACCACCAGAATCAGTAATGCGTAGCTTCCTATTGGGGATAAATATAGACCGATAGTCACCTGTTACAGTAAAGCTAGTGGTCGATAAGAAAGTCGGCGCAGCAGGGAATGGTACCCAGTCTTCAGGTGCATCACTGCTAGTAATGCCCGTGATATTGTCATGCTCAGTGATAACAACACCGTGAGTCTGGCCATAAATCGGTCTACCCTCCAGCACAATGCGGTAAGGATCACCCGTCTTTAGCCAGATAGTTCCAGCGCAAGCACCCCGCGCATTCAGGACAATGGGATTAGGCCACGGGACTGTACCGGCTGAATCAGAGTAGGAAATAGACAGGGTGCTGGTTCCTGCCTCATAAAACCAAAGCAAGCCACCCGCTAAAAACTCGTTGTTATCAGTAAGCTGCGGCTCTTGAAAGACTGGGCAAAGTGAGGTCATGTTAGTATCCTGTAGCAAATGAAGCACCCGTAGCCGATGCTGGTTGACGTAAAGCTGATAAT